CTGAGTAAAGGACTGCTGGAACAACTGCGCCCGATTGGAGTTGACATGCTCATTATCCACGGACTCAGCGATAAAAACTGTCGCATCAATTACAACGGGGAAGTAAGCATCTGACAACAAAGCGACCGTTGTTGTACCGTCGTACACCGGAGGTGTCTGCGCGTATTCCCCAATAAGAACCTGTGCCGCTGGGGCTTTTGGGTAGATAAAGAACCGATTGGCGTTACGGGTGTGCCGCATCCAGTTAACTGTGGCAGCAGCCGCATCATTCATCCATGTAGGATAAGTTTGATCTAGCGCCTCACGATTAGTTTCCGTAATCCCTGAGCCATCTTTAACTTGGAAAATCTCCATAATACGGATGGAATCAGAGGGGGCTGATTGAAGAACTTGCCCTGCCGTAGTAGGGATTTCCCCTATGTAAGCAAAGAGGTCGGGACGCAAGACAGCAATCCGCTTCAATGCCTGATTGGCAAAGCCCAACAACACCGCATTGCTATAACGCTGCGGTGAGTTGATGTCTTGGAGGATCCGTCGAACCTCAGTGATTACATCATTGAGTATCATTCGGGTAATCCCTTAGATGCATCTGCATTGAGTTCTTCATTCTCAACAACGGGGGCCTCAGGAATCTCGTCAGCCGGGGTTTCTAAAGCCAAACCAGACTTACGACCTTTTTGTTTCTTAGGAACAAACTTCTCAGGAAATGCTTCTTCCTCAGTGACTTCCTCACAAAGAGGGTTTTCAGCCAATAGTTCCGTATAGTCATAAATAAAACCATCACGTTTATTGCGTAGGTATCGTGCCATTTAATTCTCCTTACTTTTTTGCTGCTCTCATATTATCGACCAAGTTGGGGTATTTACGCCCCGCTTTCTTAGCCGCCGCTTTCGCCTTTGCTTTCTGCTCTGGCGTCAAAGGCTTCGATTTACCGAGTCCTTTAGGTCTTGGTTTGTCCCAAACTTCTTTCACCATTTCACTTTATCCGCCCAATAAGCCGCAGACATCTTGCCCTTGGCTATGTTCTTTGCATGGCGGGCTTTGAAACTTTTTTGCCGCGCCTTCTCACTTGGCGTGCTTGGGCTAGACCCAGCACCGCTTACACCCTGCTGACCAAAGCGAATAATCTTCTCTTTACCGCCAGCACAGGCTTTAACTACATGAGACTTAGTAGCATGCCCCGGTGTCTTTTTCGGGGAGTTACATGCCATCTCAGATTTTTTAATGACCTTAGCCATTTTAGTCTCTCAGAAGAACTGTAATGGATGTTGCCCCACCAATGTCACAATAAATTCCTGTACCAAAAATCATCCCACCCTCAAGGATATTAAACTCTACAATACCTTGCTTGGTAGTATCTAACTCTAGTTTTACAGAGCCGGTAGCCGAAAGTGCATCGTATATCTTAATGTGGTCTACGTTCTGCCCACCAGAACATGTGTATAACACGCCGAGCAACCTAATCTGCCCAGTATGAAGTATTGCGTCAGTATTACTATGTACTGAAGTTGTATCGCGTGCCATATTGTTCTCCTAAAAGGAGGGGGCCGAAGCCCCCATCCTATTGCCGTTAGTTAGCGTTAACGTCTGTAAAAGTTGCAAAGAGACGCACAACAGCAGCGGCTGGTACAGCAGTACCAATCGTGATGTCGATAGTATCAGCAGCAGAGTACAGTTTGCCACCACTCAAAGTGGGAGCAAAAGCACCAGCCGACAGGACTGGAACACCACCTGAGAAACCGGTAGAGTTAGCGGTAGTAGCAGCCAAATAACCAGTAGCGGCAGAGCCGTCACCGATTGCAATGGTGCTAGTTACACCAGCAGCAGTCGTAACTTCCATACCTACGTTAGACACAATAGTGCCAGCAGGTACAGGAATTACTTCCAGAACGTCAGATGCAGCAAGAGCGGTTGCACTAGCAGCAGAACGCGCAGCAATGATCTTGGGAAAATCAAGAACCATTTCCACACGGACGGACTTGTTAAGGTCATTTGCCGGGTAAGCGGCTGTGCCTTTGTTAAAACCGAGAGAGTCGGTATATGTTGCCATGTTAATTCTCCTAAAAAAGTTACGAGAGGGGGCCGAAGCCCCCCGTCAATTACAGAGTAATGATACCTTGTGACAATGCCTCAGGCTTGACCACTTTGTATCCATACACTTGTAGACCACGGATGATGTTACCGAAGGTGGACTCAGAGCGAATGGTTTCCATGTTGGTCATTTGCGAAGCAAAAGTGAAGCCCATCTTGTGACCAGCGATGATGCTGAACTTGCCGCTGGAAACACTGAGGTTGTGGCTCATGTAAACCGTAAAACGGTCGATCATGCCAAGGCGACCATTACGAAGAATGGACACGCTGTCACCAGTCAAAGAAGCATCCTTAAGGTCAGACTTCTTAATCATACCGGCCATCTTGGCAGGGATAACTACGAAGCGGTTACCTTCTGGGCAGTTTGCCTCATCAAGAACAGTACCGATGTCAACAAGGTACTCCAACACGTTGGTCTTGGTAATAGCGATAGGCGAACCAGTCGTACCCAAGTCAATGTTGTTAGAGATGCGACCAGCGGTTGCACCTTTGTTGTCAGCAGAAATGTCCGGCAGAATGTCGGTCAAAACACGTTGGTCAATCTTGATCTTCATACGCTCAGAAGCGTCTTTTGACCAAGTATCCATCAGGTTGATGTCCGACTGAACCTTATCCACATCGTCCTCAACGCAAGCGAAGTACTCGCCTTTGTCGATAACGAGTTGTAGTTTAGGTTTGTCAGGATTCTCAACTGACAAGGTTTGACCTTTTACATAGGTCTTGATGGTAATTTCAGGGGTAGTACGGATGTTAACCGTGTCGCCCATGTTACGAATCTCACCTTCGTAATCAGTGTTGGAAATAGCAGCCAACACAGTTGCGTCGTAGAAATTCTCGATTAATTTACCTGACCAAATCTCAGGAATAAAGTTACCCGAATAGTTCGGGCGGCCTGTGGAAACGGGAAATCCCATGATAAAACTCCTCTAATCAAGCGTTAACAGTTATGCGACCGTCTCGCTGTGCAGCGAAAATGTCGCGTTCAATGCGGTCACGCTCTGCTTCACGGCCTCGATATTTACCCGAACGAACATCATTAAAGAAAAATTTGATGTCATCAGGAGAATACGTCTTGCCATTGTTATTCGCAGGTGTCCCGGTGTTCTTTGAACGACCCGGTGCAACCTGACGCTCCAACTCTGAAGCAGTCGCTGTCCGACGAGTGTTTTGAGCAACATTGGCTTTGCCAGTCAACTCATTCCAAGTTTGGAAGAAACTAGCAACCCGGCGTACATCAAGGATACGCTGGGCATCCTCAAGGTAAGTCTGACGGCTAATTCCAGTTAGCGGATCAATCTCCAACAACCATGATTGAAATGCATGGTCATCGTTAATTTCGCGCCAATTGGGGGCCGCACCTGACAAGTCAGACCAGAACTGTTGCTCGGCTGTCATTGCTTGTCGATGCGCCACTGCCTGTACCTGAGGTACGACACTGGTTTGCAACGAGCGAATGATTTGATCTAATTGAGCAATCTTCTGAGCAACCGGATAGAGTTCCTCGCGAGTCACACGACGCATAACGTCAAGTGAATCACCATACTCTTGGACATCATTCTCAGTTACTAATGGTGCAACTTGAGTTTGCTGTGCCGGTTGAGAGGACTGCTGCGAAAGAGACGCAAGCAATTGCTCCATCTGTTGTACGCGACCATTTAATTCACGATTCTGCGAGTGCAGACGCGGAACTTCGGCGTTGTACATACCTTGTAAAGTACGCCATTTCTGAGCATAAGTCTCAGAATTGGGGTCATCTTCTTGGCCTGTACCACTGGGGGTTTGCTCATTCCCCTGCGGTTGAGCAGCGTTATTCGGTACAGCGCTCTCGTCGGCTGGTGCGGGTTGTGCGGTGTTCTCAGAAGGCGAAGTGTTGCCATCGGCAGGAGGGGTCGCCTCATTGCCATTGTTTTCATCGCCATTGAGTTGCTTGTACAACTCCTGTACGGCCTCGGTCTGTTTACGAATTTGCTCTGGTAGTGCCATGATAAAACGCTCCTATCGGTGTGCGTGGATTAGACGGCGAGTCATATCAGTTAGGACTTTGCCGCTAGTTCAGGGGCTTCTTTGGCAAACTTGTATAGTTCACCCAA